CCTCAGCGGTTGGGATTGAGCCTTGCTTAGATTGTAAGGAGAGACAATTCTCTTTAAACAGACTTTTTAACTTTAAAAAGGTTAAGTCTGAAATGACTCCAATTGACAAAGAACATTTTACTCTATTTTTAGAGGCAAAAGGTCAAAGAGTAATCGAGGGAAAACGTACTGAGTTAATTTTTGAAGACGTAAATTATTTAAATGGTTTATATTTATACTATTTTGGCATCGATAATTCTAATTGTCCGAATTGCTCGAAAGTTCACGAAACGATTATAAAGGATTTATTCAAATTATACTCGTATGAAAGTAACTAAAAAACAACAACAAGCCGAATTTTATCAATTTTTAGACGCTGTAATCGAAAACGCACCTACAGACCTCTCAGCGAACGAAATTTGGATGCCGGACAACTTATTCAAGTTATTAAAAACAAAGTCTTATAAGGGGTTTAAAATGTTTACGTCGGAGTTTTTGACTAACAACGAGGTTATTTTAGGAGCTTACAAAATCAATTAATTGTTTTGGATTGAAAATATATTTAGTATGGCAGAATTTACACTAAAATTAAAAACTTTACAAGCTGTAAAAGAAAATACCAAAACTTTATTAAAGCATTATAAATTAGGAGAAATATCAAAAGAAGATATTTTAGAGTTAGAGCAAGAAGCAATAGAAGACGAAGAGTATGAAGTTGCAATTTCAATTAAAGAAGTTTTAGATTATATAAATGGATAAAAGGAAATTTAATGGAGGAAATTCAACCAAAGCCGTAAGACCTGACGACAAGCGTTTAATGACAAAGTCGGAAATGCAAGACACTTACGAGAGATTGAAACCTTTTTTACCGGAGGCGATATTGCAACTCGAGGCAGCAATGCAAGCCGGAGAGAAGTGGGCGATTGAATTGTGGTTTAAATACTTTTTTGGAATGCCAAAACAAACTATCGACCAACATATAAGTATTGAGAAACCTATTTTTAATTCCTTAGACTTAGATGTTCCAGAAAACGACAGCTCAGAGTAAAATTGCCAAACTAAGAAAACGAGTTCGGATTGTTCAAGGTGGGACGAGTAGTTCCAAAACGTTTTCTATTTTACCGCTTTTAATTACTTACGCAATTGAAAATCCATTTTCGGAGATATCAATAGTTAGTGAGTCAATTCCTCATTTGAAACGTGGAGCTTTAAAAGACTTTCAAAAGATAATGTTATTAACTGACAATTATCGAGATGCCAATTTCAATCGCTCTTCGCTTAAATATACATTCTCAAATAATAGTTATATTGAATTTTTTAGCGTCGACCAACCTGACAAGCTCAGAGGGGCGAGACGTGACATTCTATTTATAAACGAGTGCAATAATATCGACTTTGAAAGCTACCAGCAACTCGCAATCCGTACAAAGAAATTTATATACCTAGACTACAATCCAACGAATGAGTTTTGGGTACAAACGGAACTATTAAACGATCCGGACTCAGACTTTGTCGTATTGACTTATAAAGATAACGAGGCACTCGATCCGGCAATCGTTCGAGAGATTGAGAAAGCAAAAGAGAAAGCGTTAACTTCAACATATTGGGCGAACTGGTGGAACGTTTACGGACTAGGTCAACTCGGCTCACTTGAGGGAGTGATATTCCAAAATTGGGAGCAAATCGATACGATACCAACGGAGGCAAAGTTTTTAGGGAGTGGACTCGATTTTGGTTACTCGAATGATCCAACCGCTCATATTGCTGTTTATGATTACAATGGTAAAATTATAGTTGACGAGTTAATTTATAGCACCTCACTTTTAAACTCCGATATAATTCGACTCATGAAACAGGAACGAACGGCGCCAATTTGGGCAGACTCAGCAGAGCCGAAGTCAATCGAAGAGATAAGACGCGCCGGTTACAATATTAAACCAGTTGTCAAAGGAGCAGACTCAATCAATTACGGAATATCGGTATTGCAGCAAAAGGAAATCTTAGTCACTAAGTCTAGCACCAATTTAATTAAAGAGTTGAGGAGTTATAGCTGGGACGTTGACAAGACCGGTAAAAAATTAAACAGGCCAATCGACGAATTTAACCACGCAATTGACGCTCTTCGTTACTTCGCAATGATGAGCCTCGCAATAAATAAGTCGAGACGCTTAATAATTACGTAGCTTATTACGTACATAAACGATAATATTGTACGTAATAAAGTACATTCAAAAAAAATTAATAAACAAAATCACTTTTTTTAGTTATATATATATGAGAGTAGTAATTCCAACGGATTTAAAGGAGATTAAATTGTCTCAATATTTGAGATATTTAAAAGTATTAAAAGACAACCAGGACGATGAGACATTTGTTTGCATTCAAATGGTTGCGATATTTTGTAACCTAAGCGTGACCGACGTTATGAAAATACCGGTTAACGATTTTGCTGAAATAGTGGAGCAATTAGCTAAGGTATTGGATCAGAAACCTGAGAGAGTTAAAACGTTTAAAATGAACGGTACAGAGTTCGGATTTATTCCGAACTTTGATAAGATGACACTAGGGGAACACGCAACGATTGACTCGTTACTAGGGAACGATGAGAATTTAAGTTTATTAATGTCGGTTTTATACAGACCAATAACAAAAAAGATAACTCCATTTTATCAAATTGAGGATTACGACGCAGACGAAAGTAAAGCGGAGTTATTCAACGATGTTAGAATGGACGTAGTAATCGGATCAATACTTTTTTTTTGGAATTTAAGCAAAGAATTATTGAACAATATCCTATCGCATTTGGAGAGCAAGGCGATGAGGGAGGGGAAATATCTCGAGGAGGTTTTGGAGAGCGGTGGGGTTGGTATCAATCTTTTGTTAGACTTTCAAGAGAACTTGGAGTCAAGCCTAGAGAAGTTGGAAGAGAGCCTCTTCATGAGTCACTCACGCTTTTATCTTACTTAATCGACGAAAGCAAAGAGGAGGCAAAACAAATTAAAAATCACTTTAAAAAATGAAAGCATTTTACCAGGCCATAGAATATATTAAAAGCACGCTCGAGAGCGCACCGCTTTTAAATACCATAACTCACGGCACAGACATAATCGACAATGTTAAGAAAAATATTTTTCCACTTGCTCACATTAATATACTCAGCTCGTCAATTAGTAACGGAGTTGTTAATTTTACTTTCGAGATTGCTGTAGTCGATATTCGTAATATGTCAAAGGTAAATGTTAAAGATAAGTTTCTAGGGAATGACAACGAACTTGACAACTTAAATACGTGTCACGCAATCCTCAACTACATGATTACTAAAATGAGATTGCAACGAAATGAGTTTGATATAGAATTGCAAAACGATCCAACTTTGCAACCGATTTTATTAGCGTTTACGAATGCGCTTGACGGTTGGAAATGTGATATTGAAATAAGCGTACCTAATAACGATTTTGGAGTTTGCTGTAATGGAGACTAAAAACGTACAGCAAGCCTTAAACGAGTTTGGGCAATCGGTAGTCGATAGGGCTAGGCTCAATCTAAAAACCGGAGGACGTTACGGAACGCATAACGCATCCGGCCAATTATCGAAGTCTTTAGATTACAAAGCTAAAGAGAGTAAAAACTCAATCGCTTTTGATTTTTATGCAGAGGATTATTGGGCGCAATTAGATTACGGAACGAAAGGAAGTGAGTCAAGTTCGAAAGCTCCAAATTCGCCTTACAAAGCAGCTGCCTCGAGGAGTGCTATTGACAAATGGGTAATTCGCAAAGGCATTCAAGGAGTGAGAGGCGCCGGAGGTCAATTTGCAAATCGTAAATTAATGGTTACGTCAATAACGAACTCGATAAATAGAACGGGTACTTACGAGACGAGATTTTTTAGGAATGCCTTTGATATTCAGTACAAAGATTTTGATAATAATATCGTTGAAAAATACGGCTTAGATTTGGAGTCGTTTTTAGAATTTAGTTTAAAAGAAATTTAATAAATGAAAGTAGTAAAAGTAAGAAGTCCGTTTATAATTGAAATCGATGAGCCAACTCAGTTAGGATCTAGGATTGAGATATTCATTTGGAATAATGGAGACACAGAGCCAGTGACTCCGACATATACATTAAGCAAGCCAATTCCAACGACAGCGCAAAGACATACGAGTTATAACGTGGCTAATTTTGTTAAGGAATATATCGATAATATTGCGGCAGATTATCCGAACTATGTAGGAACTGACGATGTAATTAATTACGCTATATTTAAAGTAAAAAGATACTGGCTTGACGATGAGGTTTATACTTTACTCGACACAACTCAATACGTTGGGGTTAATGGTTTCACTAATTATATGGACGGATTACAAGTTGCAACGGACACTAAAATAAAATTGCTATTCAATCCGGATATTAAAAACAATTACGAAATACAAAGCTCTTATCCAGTTGACACAATTCAATATTTAAATGTTTTGGTAGAGTTTGACGACATTAACGATTTACTTACGGTTGAGTATGAAAATTTAGCGGGTACTTATGTCGCTACTATTAATATTGACGGATCAACTACGGGAATATTACTTTTTAGAGTTCCAATATCTTTAGCGAAAATTGATAATAATTTAATTGACGGGTGCAAAATTAAAATCACTTATTATAACGACGTGCCAGGTACGACGACTATCTTTGATAATATTTTTACCTATCCAATATGCGAGCCAAAATATACTCCGGTACTTTGTGATTTTATTAATCGTCACGGAGGTTGGCAGACAATTACATTTTACAAAGCTCAGACTAATAGCGTAACGGCTAAAAGTGACGAATATAAATTGATGCCTAACGAAGTTAATTACAATCCATTAAGAGGGCAGAGCAAATCATTTAATATCAAAGGAACTCAAAGCGTTACTTTAAATACGGGTTGGGTTGACGAAAATTATAGCGAATTAATTACTGACTTACTTTTAAGCGAGACGATATTATTAGATCAAAAACCCGTAAACCTTAAAACTCAAAGCTCAGAGTTAAAAACTAAGTTAAAAAATAGAATGATTAATTATACAATGGAGTTTGAATATAATTTTAATTTAATTAACGACGTGGTATGATTTTAAACCTAGCTTTATTTTTAAAAAATAATGACTTAAATAAATACCAAAGGAGTGACTTATTTAACGATGAGACTATCTCAATTACTCAAGTTATCCAGGACGTCCAGGATATTAGTCTAATTTTTACGAATTTTACTAAGACGTTTTCACTTCCGGCGAGCGATGAGAATAATAGACTCTTTAAACACTATTATAATTATGATATTGACGGAGGATTTGATGCGAGAGTAAAGATTGACGCCTATATTGAAATCGATAGCAACCGATTTAATAGCGGAAAGGTGAAACTTGAGGGCGTTGACATGAAAAATAATCAACCTTATGCCTATCGAGTGACGTATTATGGTGACACAATTAACCTAAAAGACGTAATCGGAGAGGATAAATTGAACGCTTTGCCTTTGTCTAGCTATAATTTGACGTATAATAACACAAATGTAAAGACAAAATTCCAAATTGATCCAACGACAACCGACGTAATCGCTCCTTTTATCTCGCACACTAATAGATATTATTTTGATAGTAGCTCAGGGCATAGCGAAAACGATACGAATTTATTTTATCAAAGTGGAGGCACACACGAACACGGGCTTTTGTGGAGTGATTTAAAATATGCTATTCGTTTGGATGCAATAATCCAGGCTATCGGAACGCAATACGGATTGGTTTTTAGTAATGATTTTTTTGATAGTGCAAATTTAGACTATTATAATTTATTTATGTGGTTGCACAGAGCCAAAGGAGGAGTTCAAGGAGTTGACGCTGGAATTTTCCCTCCCG